CCTGATCCTAAAATCTGATTTGTATCAAACCATGAGCAACCTGACACATTATCTCCAACGTATGTCGCTGGAGATTTAGGTGTATTAATTCTTGCGCTAATTCCAGGATACGAAAAGTAATACGGATCATATGGAGCTTCATTGCCTCTACCACCTCTAGCTGGCGATACAGACACAATTGATGAAGATTCGGTGATTGATGAATACTTGGCACAAGACGGAATTCCTGTCTTTGATCCACCGCCAGAGCCTTCTGCATATGTTGCAACCACATTGGAATAATTAGAAAATGGTGTGACAACACACACGCACATTGCAGGAGTAATTACTGGTAAACCACACAGCGGTCCAGCAGCAGTAAATGTGAATGGACACCCGTTATTACACCAGACCGGCGCGTTACAGCAGGGTAGAGTGGTCAGCAAGCGGTCAATTTCTGATCGCCAAGGTGTACTACTATAAGTTGACGCCACACACATACAAGGAGTTAATTGCGCACAAGTATTTGTTGAAGTACTGTAGTTAATACCGCCACACAACACAGTAATTGATGCAAGATGCCCAGTGCCAGGAACACCCGCTTGATTGGGTATAGTTGCATTGCCGCATGGAGCGGGTACACATAATACACCGGCGCAGCATTGATATGCTGTCCAATTTGGTGAAATAATTGCACCTGAACCACAATTTAATGTGTCACATATTGTTATTTGCGCTAGGGTAGAATTCATTCCCCAGCCAGCTGCACAAGGTAAATTCTGCAACCAACAGCAACCCATAGAGCAATTGCAATATGTCGCTTGAAGATTTAAGCAGTGAGATAGGCACTTAATGTTACCACCACCCGAAGAAGTTAGATTACATGAAACAGTACCTTCTCCCCAAATGCCTGCTGTTCCAATACCAGCGCCACCCTGAGCATAATAACAGCATGCAGCCAAACTGCAATTACATATACCAGATACTTTACACTGGTCAAAGCAAATTTGAGATAGTGCAACAATCCTATTCCAGGTGTGACAGGCTACACCGCACCCGCCGCCCTGCCATACGGCTGGGTTAACCCGAGTGTTAATCAAACAATATCCAAAATTGTGTACGTATTGCGCATTATAAAGAGCATCATTTACAGTAATTTTGTCTGAAGATTTATAAACACAACACACCGTCGTTGCTTGAGGGAAATAAAAATTAGTTAGAATGCTGTTAGTATTCAATGGTATCATGGAACCAAATGTCAACAAATGACAGAATGGAGTATTAATGCCAACGCATGTTGGTGTAGATCCTGTTGAACGATCTTCTGGGTTTGAGCAAATGTAATCGTACAAATTCAATAAAGGATTCAAATTGTTGACTCTGCATGTAGTATTACAGAAATCATAACACAATGCACATGGCCAGTAACAATTAAGCCCATAATATCTGCAATTATATCCCGCAGTTTGCACCATGACTGTTGTGCACAAATTGCAAAAGAAATTATATGACACAAAATCTCTAGTGCCACTTGTAAGTGGCACAACAGTTACAAGTGGATTTGGACCACATGAACCACAGCAATCTAAAGGAACGCAAGCAACTGTTGAATAATATTTCATGCAAGTTTTTGCAGGCACAATCCTGAACTCGCCACATGGTGCAAAGCACAGTCCGTTGAAGCCTGCATTGAGGTAATAAGGCGAAAATCTATTGCAGCAAGTGCAAGCTGTTGCAAAACATGTACACCCCGCACCAGCTTGCAAGTTATTGAACATAACATTACCAGCCCAATTAATAAACATATCATGATATGCATTGCTTTTGTGATTTGAAATAGATGAATGTCTAGAAATTCCAGGCAATGGATGTACCCTAAACATGTCCAGAACAGTACATGTTCCTGTTGTGGGGAAAGAATACATATCACAATTACACGATGTTGAACATTCATATACAGGAATACCATAAAGAATTGGCGTTTTGCATTGACAACTTAGTGATGGTGTACCTAGTGAATAAGTACAGCAGTTGCCGGTGTCGTGGCGCCACCAAGTAGATATGTTGTACAAGAATGGCATAAAAGCACAGGGCCCGAGGCACATGGTAGTTGCTTCTGGTGTCGTCACCTGCGCTGCCATACACGTAATATTCGCAAGCCCATTCATATTACAAACTGTAGCGACTGTTGCTGGAGTTGTGTCACAGTGTCCAAAATTTCTATTGCAGCACAAAGTATATACATTAGAATCGTTAAGGGCAGAAACGCCATTACCATAAAAATTACCTGCAGAACTTCCTCCAAATTTGAAACGATTACATGTATTACCAACCAATACACAATTCATACAGTAGTATGGATTACCACACCATCCACCAGAAGTTTCAGGAGTTATACCCTTCCAATCATAAATGAATGTGTGCCATCCACCGCAAATCGTTTGTCTAGAAGCACTGCCGCCGGACACACTGCCAGGACAAGTAATATCACATACAAGCATACATGTGCAGTGACACAAAGTCGTAGATATGCAACCAGTGCATCCTGCTTTGATGCTACAATAAGGATTAAAATTTCCAGGAGAATTGAAGTTAAAATTAGTTATGCATGAAATAGTATTTCCTGTTTCTCTTGATGATTGTGAGAAAGTGAAATACGCGCAATTATTTTGGAATATGCAGGCTGTGCAGGCGCCGCTGATGACGTCCAGAGGTGTGCAGTATTGCGTAATGCGCTTATACATGCACATGGATAAAATAAATGTTCCTATACTACCCGTGCCGCAAGAGCTAACAAAAGGTGTGCAAAGTATGCAACAAAATACCGAGGCACCACAACAATTGTTTGTTGTATATCCTCCTGTAGTAGTGCATGCGGCGGCGCCGCATGCAAAAATAGATCCTGTCCCAAGGACACTTGAGCAACATCCTGTAAGAACTCCACAGGGATAGCAAGGATTAGATGTTAATAATTGCGTTGTGTATGATAGGCAACAAAATCCTCCAGTACGATTAATATCTCCACCAAAGCCTTGCCCCTGGGCTACACATGCACACCAGCGAGATTCTATACAATATGCGAGTTCGCCCCGACTGCCACATTTACTAAAACACGCAAAACAGCACCACGGCGTGGTGCCGCTGCAGCTTGTGGAAATGCTGCATGTGTCCATGTAATTCCATGCATCTGGTGTCCGCCATGTGCCGCTAATATTATAAAATGTAGAATTATTTGCATCTACCAAACCAGCGCAACTTACCATGATGGGTCCTGTCGCGCAGATGCTTACGTTCTGACCACTTACACATGAGAATCCACCCACAGAGCAATTCTGCCCAACAATTACGGTATATGTGCATCCAGCTACAGTATTTGCAGCTTTTTCTGTATATCCTCCACCAGGACCTGACGGAAAATAAGAAAACTTCATCGTCTGATTAGTGAAATCTGTTTTTCCTCCTGCGCACATGTAGCAACCGGAGGTGCCTTGGTCAATATATATTGACCAACGGTCCTTTAATGTAGTAGAACACAGGTACCTACAGACTTCAAATGCACATGTGCATATATTTTCAACAGGATCTCGCGCAACAGATGATAACATGCATGTAGATCCAGCGTCATCGTGAAACTTTTTTATGACACACATAGATGTTGATAAACAAGCAATAGTTCCGCATGTAATCATGCACTCTAAAATAGAGCATTGAGTGCCACCAGGACCTACCGCGACAGCATTAATACAAGTTACACCAACAGGTACAGTGAATGTATATGTGCCGGGAGTTGTGTATAGACACCGATTATTGAATCGTCTTGCGACTGGAACAATATTTTCAATCTCCGTTATCAGAGATTCAGGAACACCTATATAACGGCCCATATTATCCTCTTAGAACTAAAGTTTTTTTACCAGATTGACTAACTTCAATCTTATATTTATTAGAAATTTCAGTATAAAATGCGGAAAAATCGGTGTCGTCAATTACATAATCGCCTAGTGACAAATCTGCAATTGCGTCATTTGTATGTTCGGATAGAATTCTTTTACGCATTACAGGTTGCAATTCAACTTTTCCTTCATCATTTATTTTTCTCAAAATTCTAAGTTTTGGTGTAGTTTTTGCGACTGTAATTGTTATGCTATTATTAGAATTGAGCACTTCAATATTTTTTTCTGAAAAAGTAAAATCTTCAATCTCTTCAGAGAGAAGATCACTCTCAGATTTAGTAGAAACATATATGATTCCAAGATGCTCTGGTAATGGATCATCAATAAATACTTGACCGAACTCAGGATCAATCAATGGAACTTCAGCCGTGCCAACCGCAACGCCATTATTATCTAATAGATTTACAGTATTCATAACAGGCTTCATTCTACTTTTGTGAAAATAATCAAGTGACGGCAAACCAACAGCACCTTGAATAATTCCTGTATTTTTTTCGTAAACTAAAATTGTTTCCATGTTCTTTATCTCCTATTGAATTCTTTATTGTGTAGTTTCAATTCCAAACACATTGACAATCAATGATGATGTTGGTGACGACACGGCTATTTTTTGCCCATTGCCAATTACAATACCAGATCGTTCTATGACATTTTTTGATGTAATAACGGTGTCATACTCTATGAAGTCTGATACTGAAGGTGTACTATTAGCACTTTCTAGTATAGACAACCTGAATGTTGTTGTTGAATCGCCATAATTTAGCATCGCAGCGGTACAAACAACATATGTATTCGCGGGTGAAGTGTAAACGGTGGTAATTGTTTCCGCTGCAGGATTTGATTTTGCTAATCTTCCAGAAGGCATTGTTTTTTCCTATTCTTTATTAAAAACTAGACGCAAAGAAGAATGATATTGCATTTTTATCAACACCCGCAATAGGTGTCCATTTTGTACCTGTATATTGTTCTGTTGTCTTAGTTTCTGTGTTCCATCTGAGTAATCCTTCAATAGGAACATTGGGTCTTTGTGCCGTTGTTCCAGAAGGAGGAATCATACCATCTGTCGTATTTATATCAATTGATGCTCTAGGTGTAGATGTGTTGATACCTATTCTGGTATTTGCAGAATCATAAACGAAAGATGATGTCGTTCTTGCAGTTTTTGAGTCGTCGAGAAAAATAACACCATTAGAAACACCGCCACTCAAAATGACAGTGTTATCAAAGACAACATTGGCACTTGATGACGCCATCAACGATGCAACGTTTGCTAAGTCTCTTGCAATTGTCATTTAGGGTATTCCTCTTGTTGTTCTTTTTCTATTTATCAATTCTGCCATTGAAGAACTGGCAATTCTGGCTCAATCTCTTCATATGAGTTAGGAACTGGTCTTGTTCCAGCTTGAACTTCTGCTAGAATTTCATAGAGTGTAGCCCATGTAGAATCTCTAGTTTGCTTTGCGTATGCGCCTTCTATGGCAAACTTAGTTATTGCACTATCAACGTATGTAGTCGCAGAGAGAATGCTAGAGTAGTTTCTTGTCAGAGCAAATGCATCAAGTCTTGCTTGAGTTCTTTCTACAATGGTTCTCTGGAGTGCTTCAAGTTTGGCTGATGTGTCTGCTGCAATAGCGGCTGCTTCTTGTTCTGCTACAGTGTATGTCACGCCATCATCGTCGGTGTACTCAGTGAACTTTGGCGCAACTTCCCATCTTTGCTCCCAGACTCCTTTTGATGTGAACTGGGGTGTTGTTTCAATCGCAACTTCAATCACTGGATCAAAAGTTGGTTGTGGTGTAGGAAACACCCACTGATATTTAGATGAAGGAACAAAAGGAGAAGGAAAACTTGTGTTTGGATTTTCCGATCTAATATCAGACGCGGAAAGTGGATATTGATTTGTTTCTGTATTGATATACATGATTTTCCCTTACGCTATTGCTAGGTAGATGTATGTCGCGCTTGTCACATTAACGTTCGTAGCCGATACTTGATTGACGATGAACCCGCTGTTGTCGGGGTCAATGCTGTCGTTGGTGGTGACCTCGGCTGCTGTGCTGTTGAGGCTCAGATGCGGGTCGTTGGCCGACACGATGCCTCTGGCCGTGTCCCAAACGTACCAGTCGCCCGTGCTGTCCGTGCGTTTGATGAGTACGAAACGAGCACCCGTGGTGAATCCGCAGTTGATGGTCTGGTTGCTGCCGTTGCCGGTGTAGCTGCCCACCTTGCTGACGCCTGCGACAGTGGCGAAGAGATAGGCGACGAATGTTGCCGCTGAAAAATTCACTTCACCCACATTACCAACCGAGAAAACAGATGCAGTGGGTTCAGCATTTAGGTTACTACCGCTACCATAACTAGAAGACGATCCGGAACCTGTGGATTCTAGTAATGCTTGATTATAGGTTGTTGCCCCCATGGAATACGTTACTCTCCACCCGGTAACACTACGGCTACGTACCTTTATTATGATAAGTTCAGGCTTAACAGTAAGATTGTGGTTTATCGTCTGAGTCGAACCATTCCCCGTATAGCACACCACATCAAAGAAGCCGGGGGCGCGGCGGAAGTTCCAGTCAACATAGGTCGAGGGGCCATTGCCATTGTTGGTGGCGTTAGCTCCGTTGCCAATTCGCACGCCACCTTGCAAATCCCAAGGGTTAGCCGGAAACAACGAATCTGCTGAAACTTCTGCGCCAGTGCTGCTGGAATCAAGCGCGGGTCTCCCACGAAGACGGTCTGCCCACGTTGCCCCAGCGGCGCTACCACTTCGGCTTTTTACAACAGCCAAGTCAGTTACAAATGGAGCCGTAATTACCCTTGTTGTGTTGTTTCCGGTATAAAGCGAAGCATCGTAAACACTCGTCCCCGTCGTCGGAGTCCTCATCGGGCCGCGTCGGATGGCGATGTAGATGAATGGTTGAGATACGCCAGCGTCAAAGGTAAAACCTGTTGAGTTGCAGAAATACGAAGCGTCTGACTCAGCACCTGTGGTGTTGGCCCGCAATTGGTTACTGCCGTTTGCTATATATGTAGCGGCAAAACCTCGCATATTGTCAATAATGCGCCAATCGTTTGTAGTGTTTGTAACCTTTACCAAGACCCATTGAGGTTCCCACCCAAGATTGACAGAACCAACACCGCTGCCATTAGTCGTCACTGACCCACAACTAATCACATTGTCCGATCCAGACACGCCGAAGCCGCCTGCATCGTGGGCGAAGAGGTAGGCAACGTAGGTGATTCCGTTACCGTTACAAACACCATTGATTGCATTAAAGGTCGTGCTCGTACCTGTCGTGGCCCCCGTTTGGGCAGTCTGCATATCGGTACGATTGAGCATCAAAAAGTTATCAGGTGTTGATCTGTGAAAAACAACCCAGTTTCCGTTTGATTGCCCGCTGTCAGTAACAGTTGCTTTAATAATTATGCAACCGGGAGTAGAGCCGAGATTATGGCTGATGGTCTGAGTGGAATTACCGTTCCCCGTATACGTCATCACATCAAAGAACTTGGGCTGCTTGCGGAAGGTCCATGAGACAAAGTTTTCGCCCGTGTAGTTAATCGAACCCCCGAGGCCGACATTGAAACCTGTGCTTGAAAGGTTGTGAACTAATGTGGTTTCCCACGGCCCGTTTTGCGCGGCTGTTTGATCTGTAAACAACCTATATTCAATGCCTCTGGCTGTATCAAATATTTGATGCCTGCCGTCTTGTGGAGCCGACGAGCGAGACTTGATCCATACCAACCCACCCTTACCCGCCAGATCAATCCCGTTGGTGATGGTTTGCGTAGAGCCGTTGCCGGTGTAGAGGTACGTTGAGAAAACGTCCTCAACATAAGTAGATTCTGCGGCGCCACCTGCCGCCTGAGATAACATTCGTGTCAAACGATCCATTATTATTGCTCCCGATCAGTTATCATAATTCAGAAGAGAAGAGCCGCGCCATCTTGATCCGCTATCATCTGTGACAAACATAAACAAATGAGTTTTGCTTGTTGTCAGTGTTGGCGCAGTGTTTGCTGGCCATCTCACCGTGCCTGGCCATGTCACATTGCCGCTAGTGTGAGTGAGTTCAAGTGTGAAACCATATGCTCTAGATGCAGGAACATTACTGAATGTGAATGTGCTGTCTGCTGCGATTGTTTTAGTGAAGAAGTTGCCAGTTGAGCAATCAATGTTTAGAGCAGCAACTGCTACGATGTTGCCCGCTTGAGAACCTAAAATATCCACTTTTGTGTTTGCTGCTGGGCTCGCAACACCAACTGCAAAGTTTGTCAAAGAAATTGTATTTGCAACAAAGTTACCTGCTGCATCTCTAGTTACAATCGTTGATGCACCATTGGCTGATGCTGCTGTTGTTCTAGCGTTATCTAAAGTTCCAGAAGAAACATTTGAAGCATTTATTGAAGTTAGAGATGCACCAGAACCAGAGAATGTTGTAGCAGTGACTGTGCCAATTACATCAAGTTCTGTGTTGGGTGTGACTGTACCAATACCAACTCTACCCAACTGATTGATACGGAGTCTCTCAGTCAATGAGCCGTTCTCTTCGCGTGTTTGGAAGTACAACTGGCTTCCGCCGTTGCCTGCGCCACCTCCCGTAACTGCATTGATTGTTGTGGGTGCATCAATTACGCCTGTGGCGTTTGCGCCGTCAAGTCTAATTGTTCCTACAGCAAACGCAGTGTTTGCGCTAGCAGCATGAATTCTCGCCGATGGATTTGTTGTTCCTACACCGATGTTTCCGTCTGCGTAGTAAAGATTTGATCCAGAAGAAATCCATTGACTTGAATAAGTGACAGCATCAATGACATCGCCAGCGACTGCGCCTGTTGCAAGAACAATAGAAGTTCCATTTGTCGCAGTGAAGTCATTATTAGCTACCAACTTAGAACCGTTCATGTAGACATCAATCTGCCCAACTGTATAAGTCAGACTGAACGTTGTCTGCCCACCGGTTGCAGTGAATGCGGTTCTTGATGTGGATGTTCCACTTCCTCCACCACCTCCACCACCACCGGCAGATTGATTCACCCATGAAAGAGATCCGACTCCGTTTGTCTGTAGAACTTGACCGCTCAGCCCGTCAGAAGCAGGAAGTGTATATGTTTGATTTGTTCCAGATGTCGCTACTTGAAGACCAACATATCCTGTTGTTGTGCCATTGAGTCTAATGCCTCCTGTTATATCAAAAGTATTTGGAGTGGCGCCTGTAAGTGCTAGAGTACTGAGTGATAGACTTGATCCTAGATTAACACTTATTGTATTTGAACTAGAATTTACATTTGTTGTGATGCCATTTGTACCAACAACTCTAAGAGTTTCGGATGTCAAACTCACTACATCAGAGCCTGTATTTCCAGAAATGTTGAGATTAGAAGAAACTCCAACATATGTGTTTGCGGTAATACTATCAATAACGATATTACCGACGCCATTACTTAGATTATTGACTTCACCAATAACAGAATTCGTAGCGACACGCAGTTCATTAAATGTGTTTGAAATGGCAACTGTTTGAATTGGCATTATTGTTTACCTGCTGTAATTCTTAGAAGTAAGTTTCTTATTTCATTTAATTCTTCTTTGATAGAAATGAATTCTGACTTCAGTGATTCCATTTCTTTTGCACTTGAAGAAATAGAATTCATTCTATTCTTCTGTATCTTATACTTCAAAAGAGAATCATTATCTCTACTCAAAATTGCCTTAGAGTGAATATCCCGTTCAGAGAATCCATTATGCACTTCTTTCAGTTTTATTATTTCTTTATTATTCATCATCGGTGTCGGCATCATTATGTCAACGAAATTGTGCGAAGTCTCTTCACTCTTGGTGCAATTGCATTATTATCTGACAAGAATACAATCTTGATGGCGAAGTATTTATAACCAGAATATACACGCCCGTCTGGAGTTGTGTATGTCAACGAATTATTCAATTGCTTGAATGCAAATTGATCTGATGCAACTGTGCTGAATGCACTGTCAACAGTCATGGAAATATTGTTTGCAACTGTAGAAACTATTTTTGATGTTGTGCCAACAGTGATTGTGTCGCCAATTTTCAACTCTTCAAGGAATCGTGTTGATGTACCAGTTACTGTAGTTGACACATTGCTGACAGCCACAGTTCCGTTCAACAGAAGGGTGCCGCCACTCTTTACAGATGTTGGCACCACATACTTCTCTTCAGTGTATGCTGATGAATCTGAAGTGAATGTTGCGCTGCCATCAAGTGACATCTCTCTATAGAACTTGTCATCAAATGAATCACTATCAGTTTCATGAAGAACTTTATAGTAGACTTTGATAGCAGTTCCGGCTGGTCTATTTACATCTAGATAAACAGTCAAGTCATTTGCTTCAAATCCATCAGCCAATTCAACTCGGCGACTGATGTATCTTGCTCCAGATACATACGGTCCCTTAGGATTTTCTTCGTTATCTGCGGTTATCAAAACAGCAGAAGCATTTGCTGAGAATGCAGTTCCCACAATCAAACTTGTGTTATTTGTCACGGCTGTCACTTGCCGATAAACTCCTCCAAACGAGATGTATTCGCCAGCAAGAACTTGGGATGTAAACAGTGTGCTAGATCCGACAACAGTGTTTGATCCCGCAGTGACAGTTGCAGTTCCATCTAAAGTTAAAGATGTTGTGTTGTTTATAGAATAGTCAAGAGTCACAGATTGGAGTCTCTCCAAATCAATAAAAGGAGTGATATACTCATTCTGCGTGCTCATTGTTCCGCGAACATTCATGGATTTGACACCGGCTGAAACTTCTTGCGCAGATGTCAGAAGACTCTTTCTATTGGGCAAGTTTACCTTTTCAATGTTGTTGACATTGAAATAGTTTGTCAATAGACCAGATGAGTCAGAAACTCTTGCATTGAACACTACACCAGTCTTATCTGGAGTCAACGCAGCAATGTTTGGAACAAACGATGAGTATGTTCTGCTAGATGCAATAGGTTTGTTCTCAAGAACAACAACACCAGATGCACTTGGAGCGAACTTGGCTACATAAATCTTATACTTCAAATCTTGATTTTGACGGACAGACCAAGAGAAGTCATTTGAAGATGTGAATAGAATACCGGCTGCTGGTTGTTTCTCTATTCTCTTCTGCAAATCTCCACTAGACACATCAAGTGCACCCAATTCAGCAGTCCAAATTTCAAAGTCATCGACATTGCCCTCCGGAATTAGAGAGAAGCAGTAGTCAATTCCCGGCAATAGATAGATTGGGCTATCAAATGTGAATGTTGTTGCTGTAGTTCCATCTGCGCTGACTGCGATGTTTCCTGATCGGACAAATGTTGTAGAGTCGCCAATTGCTTTGCGAGTGGGGAATCCATTCTCCATCTCGCGAATCTGCATGTATACTTTCGTAGAGCTATTTGCCGATTTTGTCTTGAAGTATACATCAATCTTAGACACAAATACGCCATAAGCATAGTTCACTTCGTCAATAAAGAAACTCTGTGACAACGGATCACGAACAAATGTGTTTGTTGGGCTTTTGATCTGGCGACTGATGTTGCTCTTTTCAAGTGCAGATGTAAAATTCACATTGATTGGTCTTGTGTTAACATGATTAGACGCAGAAATCACAGAAAGACCCTGAGCAACAATTGAGTTCTTTGTGCTTGTTGTTGCCACTGAGTCTCTATTCTGAGCATCATCAATCAACTTGAATTCTCTCTGACCCACACTAAACTTTTGCGCAGGAAGAGTAAAGATTCCAACAAGTTTACCTTCACCATCAGCGAACATCGTTCCAGTAGATTTTACTGTGTAAACTGTAGTGTTTGATGAAACTGTTCCATTTGCATCTAGAAGATCAAACACATCGCGAGTTGTATATCCACTGTTGATCGTGATTTGAGTACAATTTGCAGTTACATCTATTCCATCAAAGAAAGCATAGAGTCTAGAATTGGATTTTACTCCACTTACATCAAAGATGAAGTCTCTGCTTCTCATGAAGTGATTGACTGAAACATCTACAACTCTAGCTGGTGTTTGTGATTCTGTTGTTCCAACTGTAATGTTAGAACCGATCAACTCGCCCAACTGAGTTTGCTGAACAACTCTAGCGACGGTTGATTTTGTGCTGCCAACTTCTTGCTGAACTGATGTTCCAACCCATCTAGATTCCCATGAGTTTAGTTCTGTGTCCCACGCATTGGCGATTGTTCTCCAATTGTCTGCGTTACCCTCAAGATCAACGACAACTAGATTCTTCAAAGGATTGTTTGTGGTATCCACCCAGTTATCTGTAGATGGAAGAATTGACATGACTCCAGTCCAGTCATATGTCAATTCTTGAGATAGATTCAATGCAGATGAAGCATATGGATTCTCTGAGAACACTTCATGTGTGTAGTTCAACATGAGTTTATTTCCGGGTGTTCTTGTCACTCCAGAAGATCCTGTTGTTGTATACTTCAATGGAATTTCACCGACAGACGCTTGTGCTGTTACATATTTTTCCTTAGTGTCTATAGACACCTTCAGATATTCATTGTTTACATCGGCTATGTTGTATCCTGTAAATGAATCAACAAGAAGACCATTCTTGAATCTATCAAGACCATTCTCATCAAGAATAGACAAATCTGCTGCTTGCTTCTCTAGAAGATTCAACGATGTGTAGTACTCAAGTCTATTGATCCGATCTTCAATTTTACCAATATCTTTCATTGTGTATCTACGATTCTTCTGTGGTTCAATGACAATATCAACAGGAGAAGAAGGATACGGATGCACATTGATGATTGCTAGGTCCAGTGTTCCTGGTACAGAAGGCGGAACTTGTGGTTTAGGATAGCCTGGGCTACCATCAACAATACCAAACTCACCATTTTCGTTCAAGAACAGTCTAGAAATTCTTCCCTTGTATATGATGACATCAGAATCAAAATCTGAACTTGGTTTCGTGTTGTGCAATCCACCAATAGGAATCTGATATGTGCCAGGATCTACTGGATTGATTGTGTTTGCGTTATCATCAAGTTTTCTAATGCGCAAGTCAATAGAATTTCTAAGTTCATATTTCGTACCTGTAGATGAACTGACATATGATGGAATCTCAGCGGTATCTATTGTAGTGTTGCTTGTGCCAACATCGTCAACTGGATATGAATCAACAGACATATATCCAACACCTTGCGTTGTGTCGTGCCTGAAGAAGTCAAAAACGACAAGAAGTCTTCCTGTTGGAACTATGCCAACTTTTGGAGTGATTCTTCCGTGTTCATATGTTGAATCTCTTTGCCCGTTGTCAAAAATGTAGTTAGCAGTGACATCAGTGTTTGCTGTTGTTGGCACACTAACAAAGTTTGCAGCCTGATAAATGCCACGAATCTTATACACATCAGACTTACCCAGAGAGTAAGGACCACTCAAACCACTTGGATGAGTGTTAGCTTGAATGAAGACTTGCTGATTCGGCTGAAGAAGTTTCTGCATCTCTCTTGCAGAAGTCTTGTTCATCGTCGCAATCAAACTGGCAGTGAATGTTGCCGGTTCTTTGATGTCAATTTGAATTGTGCTCGGTGAAGACACTGTGACAACTCTACTGAGTGCAGAGCCACCATTGCCAGACAAGTCAACATATGCTCCAGCTGGAATAACTTTTGTCATTGCCGCTGTGGTTACAGCAGGAGAAAATGCTGTTTCAACAACCAATGCCGTAGCACTAGTGATTGTAGAGATTCGTCTTGTTTGACCAGAGGCTTTGATGTAGTCACCCACGTTGAATTGTGAGATGAAATTTGTTCCAGCGCCCGTTACGGATGTAGAATTATTTGCAGCGGTCACTGTACCAGTCAACGATGTTGTTTCTACGTTAGTGTTGCTATTGTTTACAACTACAGTGTAGTTGATGTTCTTTTGTGATGAAGAAAGGACACCAGAACCAACAAAGTTTTCAGAGTTATCGCCAGAACTTACAGTAGCAACTCCATTAGTAAATGTTACTTGAAACTCTTTTTTGAATGTGTAGCCACTTACGATGTTGCCATTAGAGTCACGAATTGTTTTGACTGCTTCATATGGAAACTCAAATAGCCCAACAGAGTATGTAGATTCTTGAAGAATTGCCCTACCAGATGAGTCAAGCACAGTATCTGCAATTCTTTGAATAGTACCTGCATCATATAGTGCTCTGACATCGCTGAAGTATTTGCCAGAATTCATTACGATATCGAAAAGATAGATTCTATATGTTGCGTTTACTGTGCCTGGGCTTCCACTCACATACTCAATAGAGCGAACTCTTGCTTCACCGATTTTAGTTTTTCCTGCTGTAGATGTTGCAAGTGAAAATCCACCAGCTGCAATTGCATTAAAAGCAGTATCATACAAATCAATTTTTGTACTTTCCATCAAGTCCCAAGGACCAATTACATCATTTACTTCAACATAATTTCCATATGCTAATTGAATTTTATTCTGTTGGATGTACTGTGTATCTAAACCTTTGTTTAGTTGAATACTCTGTCTAGTGATGAATTCATTTCTGAAACCTTTTACATATCCAACAAAAGGATCAACTTCCAGAAGCAATAGATTAGTATTACCGCCCTCGGCAGATGTATATCTACCTGCATTATTATCCGCTAAAAGGTGTTCACGAATATTGATTTTTGGATTTGAGAGAGTATAGTCACCAGATTCTTCAAATGTTCTCTTAGCAATGACTTCTTCTAGTTTGCTTTCAAGACCAAATGATTTTCTTTTCTTTACTGAGCCACCATCAACTTCAATCAGTGTTATAAACTCAGATTCTGATGTTTCAGCATTCAACTCAAGTTTAGTTAGAACAGTATCAATCTTAAATCTATCTGCTCCAGGAGCTTGATAGTTTGGAGTACCCTGTGCGTTATCTACTAGCGAAGGATCTTCAATATAATCAACAAAAGTTTTAGTAGGAACAAAGCCAACTTTGTAAGATGGAGTATTCTTATACTTATCTAGAATGATAGTTTGATTTGTATTCTTTGTAAAATGATCAGCAACATATACAACGCCATCACCAACAGATACTTTTGAGCCTTTAGTATATGTTACATCATTTTCCGTATGCGATGTAGCCTGTAAAATGGCAGTATTTGCATATACTGGAGAAGCCTCATCAGTGAAAATGATTTCATCGTCTTCTAATACTTTTGATGCTCTTTTATCTGTAACTGTGTTGATTTGAACAGTCAATGTAGAACCATTTGAACTTACTGTAGTTGCATTTGTCGGAACAAATGTACCAGTAATATTTGAAACATAGATTTTGAAAAGAGAATCATTCCAATATTCAATTCTACCTGATGCATTTGCAGTTGATATTGTATTTCCAGAAACTATGGTTGAAGGAACTGCATTTACAGATAGAATCATCGTTCCAGATGATGCGTAGTTAATGAACAATGTCTTTGGATCATTACCCTCAATATCAGATACTAATCCAACTTTTACTTTAATTCCAGTTTCTGAACCAATTACATTTTTTCCATTGAAATTGTCTACATCAATTTGATTTCCATTATAAGTTGGCTGAAGTTTAGCATATGACAGATTCAAGTCTAGCCCCTGCTCACAGCCATCAATAATACTACCCTCTTTGAAGAAGTAATTACCAAATCTCTGAATTTGTTTCTGGAAGATTGTCTGAAGTTGTGTTAGTTCTCTAGCCTGAACTGCGCGCCCAGGGCGAAATAGAATACGAGAGTATTTCTTATCCTCATCGTAATCATCATAATAAGGGCTTACATTTAGATTTACGCCACCTGGATTTGACATGGTTCTTTTTTCCTAGACGATTAGAATTCAACGATTAGTTTGACATCTTCAATTTGATCTGCCGCTCTTTGAATTGGTGATCTGTTTTCAACATACAGTATCTCTCCAGAGTATGGTTGAATGCCTGGAGTTGAAATTCCGTTTATTGTTGCTGCTGCACCAGAAGAATTGCCTGAAATAGCCGCTGTATTTGCAAACGCCTGCGGCAAAGGAACTGTAGTGTATATGTAATTATTTGAAGAATCATATTCAACAACAGTTGCAGTGTTGCTTCCAGATGTCACAGTCTCATCAATAGAGAATGTGCCTGTTGTTCCTGTTAGTGTATATCTATATGTCTGACGATAAACAGAACCAAGTGCTGATGTAGATGTTCCAAATGTAAATGGATCTCTTACAAGACCAATCTTTCTGAACTGATTAGCAACTGAGAATGTTGAAGACTCGGTGCCGTCTAATCGTGTGTTGACAAGAACGAATAGACCACCCAACTCTTCTACTGGATCAGCACCATGCCCGCCCTTAGGTGACAGTATCGCTGTAGCTGCTGCACTGCTTCCAGAACCACCAGTGATAGAAACTGTTGCATTTGTATAGCCAGTTCCAATTGAGTTGACTGTAATTGCAGTCACTGTGTTGGCAGTGATCACTGCTGTTGCATTGGCACCAGCGCCATCTCCTGTGATTGTGACTGTCGGTGTTCCGGTGTATCCAGAGCCGCCGGCTGTGACTTTGATCACATGAATCGCACCGTCTACTGCTGAAGACTGGACGCTCCACTGAGGAGAACCATCGTTTGATGTCAATTTTTTGACTGGTACATAGTTTGTAGTCAAAAACTTCAATGCATCTGCTGTTGTGACGCTATACATGAACTTCCAAACATATCCATCTGCTGTCGTGATCGGAGATGAACTTGTGCCAGTTGGCTTTGTAGTTGAAGCCACTCCGTTGTTGTTAAACAGACACTTGTAAACATTATAATCATCTGTCAGAACAAAGAAGTTATTTGTCAAAATATTTGTCAGCTTGTCGTCAAACTGAGTATAGACTGTTCCAGAAGACCAATTGTGTCTAGGAACAACAAAAGATACATCCGAAGGTTGAACTCGCTTCATGCCGATCATGTCAGTCCATGGAGTGAATTCAATATTGGCTGTTGTTGAACTTGGCGTCGGTGGATTCAAATCATCAGTAAACGCAGTCGGACCGCCGACATAGAAGTATACAACTGTGTTTGCGACTTCATCAAATGCTTCTTTGAACTGAACTGCATTGTGAAATCTGAATTTATTTGTTACGATTGCTGGCATGTCTTATGTCTCCTGAAGTTTGGAGTTTGAATTTGATACGAATAATCTATTTATACTACAATCTTATACGCAGATTGCGATAAGTACGGTGATTGTGGAGATACTGCTATACTCAATATTGTGTTAGATGATACACCATTCACAACGAATTTATCGTTACCGACAATGAGAGAATCACCAATTGCAAAATCTAGCGAGAATGAAGTTCCTGTGCCTAGAATTGCATTGTTTGTGTATACATCAACTGTTCCTGCAACTTTCAATTGAGTTTCTACTGCATTGTAGCCTGTAAATGTGCCAAACAGTGAATTGAATGATATTGAAGAAAGACTATTAATTGTATTTGAAGAGTATGGCAACATTGATTGATTGCCCCAATAGTTAAAAACATCTTGAGGAACTAAATCAACGGCATTATCTACAAGCGGCGACAATTCAAGAATATTGCCAATATTGAATGCATCTATTTTTGCGTCTACTGCGCTATCACCCTTTGGCGCAAAAATAACTCTAGGTGACGCTTCATATGTCGCAATTGTCTGTACTTTTTGAGCAGGAAGATCAAGTTCATAGTGATTTTTAGTGCTTTTTGCAATAACACTAAGTTGCGATACGATATATTTGATGAAATTACCAATGCTTTCTATATTGAGAGCAGAAGATGATGCCATCTGAAGATTCAACTGAGATACAATACTGATTTCACCGAAAACTTCAAGTCCGGCTGGGTGAATCAATGTCTTCAATGTCTCTTTGTATCTAGAGATTTCAATGCCACTTCTGATGACATATGAAAAATCTTGATAGTAATATGAATCTTGAATTTTCTTGTAGTCTAATTTGCCGTCATCTGTAGCAAATGCTCCATTATTGATTGCAATACCAGATAAAATTGGTGTTATATTAGCATTTCCATTGCCTATTGCAGTACAATCGACGTTTGCTGTAGTATAGTTGACACCAAAATCTTGAATTGTAATGGATCTGATAGAGCCAATGCCACCAACATTGTTTATTGAGTCAACTTCGACATTTGCACCTGTACCTTGAACTCCAATGACACTCAGAGCAGCATTAGAGCCAGTTGAAGTATTTACAGTGACTGTGGGTAAACTAGTTTGGTTATATCCAGAGCCGTAATTCGTCATGAAAATACGCTCAATTGGACCAACTGGCGACCAATCTTGTTGTTTTAGAATATCAAAATCAGTTTCAGATTGAAGTCTGTTGTTATCTTCAAATAAAAAGTCATATGAAACAGCTTCATTTACTGAAGCAACTATGGCATTTGCACCAGAACCAGTATTTGCACTAAATGTCAGCCAATCGCCTACAGTATAATTATTACCTGCATTTGTTATGTTTATCAACTTATCGCTGAGTAATCCAATTGATTGAATTGTAGTGTCTCTCAGTGTTATAGTTGGTGATGAGAAATAATTGTCGCCTCTATTTACAATGGTTACTTCTGATACTTCACCCACAGTGTAAGTATTTGGACCTGAAGTAACTGTATATGGATTTGTGATGCCAGTTACTTTTATTTTTAGCCCAGTGCCACCGGTGCCGGTATTGTTTACTACTGCATATGTGTTTAATCTATATCCGTACCCTGTAGAAACAACATTAATAGAATCAATGGGCGATTCAAATATAGAAGAAACCGCTGCTGATGCTGCTTGACCATTGCCTGTGATTGTCAGTTGATCGCCAACTTGATAACCTGTGCCTGATTGATTTATGTTGAAACCAGTTATCATTCCATATAGTGTCGTTGAAACATCTTCGTTTTCAACGTCAACTATAGTTTCATTCACAGCAAATGTTCCAGACACTAGAGATAGTGACATTTCTGCGACTTGCTGAGTTCCTACATAAACTAGTTTAATATCAATTACGTTAGCGACTGCGCCAGAAGTCAATCCGCGAACTGTTTTGAATAGGAAGTCAAATATATTTTCTGTGATTACCGCTCTAAGGAGTTTACTTTGAACCCAATGCCCAGCGGATACTCTCAGAATATCTTCACTTGGAAAGATAATATCAATGTCTTGATTATAGAGAGTTTTGAATAAGAACTTATAAGATTGCTCTTGCCCCTTTGCTTGATAGTAGTCTTTTAGTTTTCTTACTACAAGTCTATTATCTCCATACAAAGATGATGGAAAATTAGGATACAATTCGTCTTTTAGATACTCTGCAAATACATCAACGCTAGTAACTAAACTTCTATAATCAATAAAGTTACTGCTTCTTCTAAGCACATTATCTCTAATTGATGATAGTATTGCTGTAGAAAGAGAAGTTCCTGATATGACTTCTCTAGTATCAAAATTCTTTGCTGACGTTATGATAACAATAATGTATCCGTCACCGACTAGTTTTACTTTAGCCTTTGCGCCAGATGTATCTCCAGTGATTATTTCTCCAGCAGAAAATACTCCGACTTGATCTTCTAGATAGAAAGTGCTAGTCTGAAGCCACTCATAGTATGCTTTTAAGAATAAAACAAAATTCTCGGAATCATTGTAAATAGATTCCGGAAGAAGAGTCGCTAGATTTAACCCTGGATTGTTATTGATAACACTCATATGATTATGTTATCTTTTAGTTAGACTTATTGTATTGTCGTCAGTCAGAGTGATTGATATATCATTATCTCTAATATTGACAATTTGATTTCTCAGAGGAAGGACATCTAAATCTCTAGGATATGCAGTTAGTTTTAGAGTAGTTCCACCGTCAGCAAATGCTTGAGGCGCAAAACCATTCAGAACTACTAATCCAGTGTTATAGTTTAGAGTTCCTATATTAGAAACTACGCCCACTGTTTGTATTCCAGATTGACGATAGATTCTTATTATACCATTATTCTCTTCCAAGAAACATGCTGGATATCCATTGTATGTGAATTCATTTGATGAGAGTTTATTTCCAACATTATATGGATGTGTTTCTGGGCGACCAAACGAAGTATTGTCTATTGCGTTAGAGAATGGAATATCATACTTTGAGGATTGATTCAATTGAACATCAAGTTCTTTTCTCAATCTCACAGTCATCGTAGAGTTTAGAATTGATCTTTCTGCGACATCAATTAGTCTTGACAATCTAGAGTATCTGAAATACTTTGCAAAATCAGTCAATTCATTTGTGTTATAGTTTGTAATTACATTCAAAACGGCAGACTGTAAACTAGATGATGTCAAAGTAGTTTTACCAGAATCAAATTTCACATTTACATCAACAAGCAAGTAAATATACTCAGGATCAACCATTTCTATTGTCGTTGTCAATATTTTCTTAGGCTTGATGACATACTCAATTAGATTAGTCTTTTCTGTGGCTGTCAAGACTTCACCGCTGACTGGTTTTATCGCAATGAATACTCTTCCGTATGTAGGAGGAACATTATCTTCACCCCCCCATATTGAAACTTGGCTGACATTTGGCTGCTTAAGGAGCAATGCTTTGAAATCATCTACAGTAACCGCTCTGTTCTGCGCTTCATATGAGCGAGTTGAATTGAATCTAATTTTATTAATATCTTCACGCTCTTGCCCACCCCGCGATGGAAATGTTGATGTAAAATCTATAGTAGATACATTAGGAATAGAAGATGCATATGTCAATTGTTGAATATCGTTTGCAGTTTCGCCTGAAGATACTAGGTATTCAAGAGATACTATATTACCATCTTGAAGTGCTACACCGTGTATTCCGTCGCCGAAAAACAATTCAAATTTGCCATCTTCAACTTCTTCTAAAAAGAATATCTGTGATGTTGCGTCAATTTCAACTAAATTTGTTGCTGATGTAAATGATCTAGTTGTGCTATCTGTAGAAGAATTTACTACCTTTACTACAAGTGTTGTTGTATCAACTCCAGAATTTGGAATCATAAATCTCTGCTCTTTATCAACTATATTGACAATATAGCGATAGTTGTAATATAAACCCTCTTTCAGAGTTACATTTGATAGTGTATATGTTCCAGCCGACGGAGTTACTGTCGCGGAAGTTAAAGTATTGAAATAGTATGTTACTCCGTCAATTGTACCAGTGAATCTAGTATATTGTGGTATATTGATGCTTGTTGGTGTGCCAATTGGAGTAATAGTAAAACTGCCCTCAATTAGGGATGATATTCTAGACCTAGGAGTCTTGCGTGATTGATAATTGAATTTCTTTTTTGCGCAGTAGCCAAAAATGACTCCGCAGCTACCATATTCAAATAGAATGAATTATAGTAAGTATTATATGCTAAGATATCCAAAAGAACACTGATGCCAGAACCGCTGAAATTGTAATCTCTAAACTGGTCCTGCGCTTTTAGATAGTCTCTGAGATTAGTTTTGATTTTATCAAAATCCAACTCATTTACTTTTAGATTTGTGCTATCTGCCATTTTTATGCTCTGGTGACTGAAAACTCAATTGAGTCTTGTGTGTTAGTGTTTTTGATGTAATAATTTACTATTACTTCAATGCCATCTTCTTCCACTTTACTTTCAATTGAAGTAACCGTCACGCGCGGCTCAAATCTAGATATTACTTCATGTATTTCTTTATTTATTAGAGTTTCTGTCAGGGCATTTGCAGGCTCAAACAGAAATTTTTCTAGAGAGGTGCCAAACTCTGAGAAAAAGGGGCGCTCGCCTTTCTTTGTTCTGAGCGTATTCAGCAAAGATCGACGAATCGCCATTTCATTAGTAATTGGGCGAATATCACCACTCACTGGATGCGGAATCATATCCAGTGAGAAATCTTTGAAAAAAACTGGTGTATTTGCCATTTTGTGGAATTACTCCGCTTCTGTGTTTTTATCGGCTTGAATTTCTTTACGGCGTTCTTTAGCCAACTTAGCGAACTCTGCGAGTGCTTTCCGTGCGCGAGTTCCAGCTGCTTTGTTTCCCTTTGTGACAAACTTTTCGTTGTCTTTGACATAGGTATCAAACAAATTTACCAATGATTCATGTGTAACTGTAGACATAACATTTTCCTTTAATTTAACTTGACAAACACTTGACAATGTGATACACTACTGTGTACCCTATGATAATGACATACCATAAGTAACTATATATCAAGGGCTAGGTACAGGCAAAGTCTTAGCAACAGCTATCCCAAGATCCATTGCTGCAATCTTTGAAGCTAAATTGCCAACACCTGCTAAGTTTATAGTTTCAGCATTCAACA